ATCAATGTTTTTTAAGGAGACTCTTAAAAACCAACATAAGAGATACCCTCTCTCCTGGTGGAAAGGAATACCCGAACATTTACTTACCTCCGCCGAATGTGATATCAAAATAAACAAATATAAGGTTAGAACGGGAACGTCGTTGGATTTTTGGGAAAAGAAAGGTTGGATGCGTAAAACACATCCATATGGTTGGGTTCAGTGGTATTGTGATTTCTTCTCCGGTGAAAGAAGTGACGACGATGAGCGACAAATTGGTAGATGGAAGGCTCTTGCGGGTCCTAATGGACGATTTATGAAATTTTTAGTCACACAGATCTTAAAGAAAAGCAATACGAATGGTTGGAATGACTACGATATTAGTCCTAAGATTAGACAAGTATTACAACAGTGGGGTTATAAATTAACAAAGAAAGATTTTGATAGAGAGTATAAATCCAGATAAATCCAGATAAATCCAGATAAATCCAGATAAAATTGATATAAACTATAAAGTGAAATACATATTTAATGGATAGACAAGATATACTTTTGCGTATTGGACAATTAGAGGAAGAAAAATATCATCTCCTCGCTTTACTTCATACACCCGATGATAAAGTCCGTAAGGAAACTAGCCTACAATCTCAAGATAAAGATATTGATATTGATACTAATTTTGAATATAAATTAATGTTTGACGGGGGCAGTAGAGGGAATCCGGGGTTGTGTGGTTGTGGATATGTCATTTATAAAAATGATGAAATTATTAAGGAAGGAAATAAAGTTGTTAGTGAAGAAAATACGAATAATTTTGCCGAATATATGGGACTAATCATAGGACTTGAATATGCGATTGACATAGGTATAAATAACCTATTAATACAGGGTGACTCTAAATTAGTAATAAATCATATTAATGGAACATTTCAATGTAAAAGTTATAATTTAATTGCTTTATATAATAAAGTTAAATTGTATCTTGGTAAAATTAAGCAATATAATTGTCAACATATTTTGCGAGACAAAAATAAGATAGCGGATAAGTTGGCGAATCAAGCAATGGATAGTTACAAAAAATAACTAAGGTGCTTCTAACATTAATATGTTAAATTGTTGCGGACTTTTATACTTTAACACATCTAACTCTTCGCTTGTGGTGGGGAATAATTCACTACCATATATGTCTTGTAATAATAGCCATTCAAATAATCCGCCCAAATAAATATATACATTATAAAAACCCAATTTTGTTAATTGTTCATATTTCTTTAGCGTAGTTTCGTCACTACTATTTCTTCCATAAATGATTATATGTATATTTTTTTCACTTTGTAAATGTTTATTTATTAATAGTTCTTCTTTATTTATTGGCATTGTCCCACGAATTAAACAATTTTGTTCACCTTCTATCAATGTATTTATTAAAACACCGGTCTTATTCTCAACTACCCATTTTACATCATCAAAATTAATCTTTATTTGTGATTCGTTTGTGGATTGTGATACACCCATGTAATATTATTCATATTCTTTTTTTATTTATTAATCAAATTTTATTATAATTTCAACATTTTCTTGTTTTATTGTCTTTGTTGCTGATATTGATAATTCTTCTCTTTTTTTCCTGGTTTTTTGATTTAGTTGTAATTTTCTCTTTGATGTGCTATTTCGCGAATTCATATCTTTCTCTATATTACTATAGTTTTCTTCTATATAATTTAATACGTCATTTTCTATTGCCCATCTAAAAAAATTCAATTGTCCTATTGTTGTTTGGACCCCGGTATTATTTCCTGTCGGAAACATTATTCTCTCCCATCTACAAAATGGGTCAAATCGTCGTTTTGAATATGCCCTTAAATGTAATTTGTAATCCGAGTACACCTTAAATCTATCATTGTTCTTTAAATTATATGTTGTAAAATACTTCTTCGCATAATTTGTTACAAACCAGTCTAATACCCGGAGAGATGTTATTGATTTTCCATTTATTATGTCTAACATTCTTGATAAATTTCCTTCATTCTTATAAAAGGTTAAAAGTTTTGTCATTAATAATTCATTTTGAGTTGTATAAGACGCCATTGAATTATACTTTATTTACTTCTTGGTTTAAATACTTATTGTTTTTTATTATATTTACATTTACATTTACATTTACATTTTTAATAAATTAACGATTTAGATATTATATAAGTAATTTATTATATGCAAATTAACAAGATATTTATCCTCTCATGTAAACATTTTGGTGGTTTTACTATGAATGTAGACATTAACCTTTTTGAAAACAAAAAACAAATTATCGACCATGTTCTTACTATATTGAAAGACTCCCTCGATCAACTATCTTTAGACTGTCTCATTAATTTACTCGACGGCGAGCATAAAGATTATCATATACACGACCTTGATTTCGGTCATTTATTTATCAACGAAGGACCATTTTACATTTGTAATCATTGTAACGACTTTCCGATTCCCTTAAGTGAAGATACATCTACACAAGATATTTCTCTTCGTATTCCAGAGAAAAATTACTCCATTGAAGCGAATGGTCTGGGAGAACTGGTTCCATTAAATGGCGAATCACAAGAAGATAACTCCATTGAAGCGAATGGTCCGGAAGAACTGGTTCCATTAAATGGCGAATCGCAAGAAGATAACTCCAATCGCGGGGTTAATAATATGTTTAATTTATATAATTACCTTGTTTCTAATGATTCTCAACAAATAGATAACAATAATAATAATAATAAATGAATTATTCTGTTTTAGTTATCTTTAAATTTTTCGTAAATGCAAATTTGTCGGCATTTGTTACCCCTCTCTGTAGATTACATTTTAAACAACATACTAGTGTATTTTCGTTTGTATGCGGAAGGTCATTATCTATTCTATCTAAGGTCCATTGTTCTGGCTCTTTTAATTTATGATAAAATACGCGTACCTGACCTTTACAGTAACAGCATTTTAATTTCGATGCTACTAATTTCATGATCACATCGTCTAATGTAATTATTTCGCCATCTTCTTCATTAAAATCCTTCTTTTTGTCCTGTTGGCGATATCCCTGTCTTTTCTTTTCTAATTCGGAACGTAGAACTCTTTTCTCATCAAAATCTATATTTGAAAAAAAATAATTTATCATTCCTACTTGTTTATTATGACTTATTTCTCCCAATTCTTTTGTTATACCCTCTCTCACTTCCTTTTCGCCCTCCCATATTGTTCTCTTCTTTTCATTTAATATAATTTCTTTCATTAAAAAGAGTTAAACTTAATCCTTTATGTTATATAAATGAGTAAATCTAATGAAAAATTACCTACTTGCGAAAATACGAATGAAAGTGATACAGATAATAATCAGTGCATTGAACTTAAGAATATACAATATAAAACTATGTTAGAAAAGGGTAATAACAATCTTATTTTGCCTAAGAATAATTCTAATTTCAAAGATTTACAATCAATCGAAGATATCCTTGATAAAGAAAGAGAAACATTTAAAAATGAAAACTGGAACCGATTGAATAACACCATTAAACGTACTAAAATCGTTACGTATATTGACTCCTTTATACCGGATAATAATTTACTACCTCAAGATAAAAATGTCCTTTTAGAGTCTATCCTTAAATATCTTGATAAAAATATGTTACAAAAAGCAAAAGATGTTAATTACGATAAAGATAATGGTGTTATTTTAGATATTCCCGCGCTTGAATATAATTTTATCAATAAAAGATTTACTCTTAAAAAGTCTCTTAAGCCCGCAGCCAAGAATGTCTCCAAGACGAGGAAGAAAACGGATAAAACGGATAAATCTGTCAAACATTGTTAAAATACCGATTAAAGATTTCTTATTTATATATCTATATGGACTTCTCTTATTTAAAACACGACGATTTGATAAATGAACTTATTCATTCGGCGGGTGACATTATTGAATCATTTATTAATGACCATCCTATGATTTATATTCAACCATCTTGTCATCAAGATATTATTAAGAATGCCAATAATTTATTATCCATTATCTTCTCCCAACATAATCATGAAATCTCTTTCGCGATTGATAAGGCTATTGCTATCTTTTATCGCCACATTGTCCCCCCTCGATCATTTCCGGATACCTTCATCCGCAAGCCTCCTAATATTCAAAATATTGATAATAAACTTCGTGTCATTCAAAATATTTATCAGCCATCGCAAAGAACGCCCGAATGGTATCATTTTAGACATAGTTGTATTACGGCAAGTAATGCATGGAAAACCTTTATATCTCCCGCTACTAGAAGTCAACTTATTTATGAAAAATGTCAACCATTAGATTCTCGTAAATTTTCGAAGCAATCTTTAAATACTCCTATGCACTGGGGTGTTAAATATGAAGAAATATCCGTTCAGTGGTATCAGCTCACCTATGGTGGTAAAATTGACGATTTTGGGTGTATTCCACACCCTTCGCTTAAATGTTTAGCAGCCTCACCAGATGGTATTAATACTGACCCATCATCTAATCATTTTGGTAGAATGCTTGAAATTAAGAATATTTTTAATCGAATTATTGATGGTATTCCCAAAATGGAATATTGGATACAAATGCAACTACAAATGGAAGTTTGTAATCTTAATGAATGTGATTTCCTAGAAACTAGATTTCTTGAATATGACACGAAAGAGGATTTTGATAATGATGGTTCATTCATAGAAAGTAAAGATGGTAAATTAAAAGGTATTTTTATATTATTCTTTGATAACGACCTTAATCCCCATTATGAATATCCTCCTCTTAAACTTGCCAAAGAGGACTTTGATAAATGGGAAACCGAGATTATGGAAAAAAATGAATCTCTAACATGGGTTACTAATCTTTATTGGAAATTAGAAGAAATTAGTTGTGTTCTTGTTTTAAGAAATAAACTTTGGTTTTCTCATGCTAAAACTTATTTACAAGATATTTGGAAAACGATCGAACATGATAGAATACACGGTTATCAACATCACGCACCTAAAAAGAACTCCAAGTCTAAAATATCTTCTCAAACCAAGCCTCCATCTAAATGTCTCATTGATATTGAAGATGGTAATACTACGCTCAATGATACTGCTATCAAAGAATTTACAGAAGATAATTCCTCCCCAAAAGTATTTCATTTTTCTACAGAAACATTAGATACCACTACCGTCTCACCTTAATAAATTTAAAACTATATATATATTATTTTAAATTTATTATCTTTTTCTAGAATATTTATGTTCCCTTTTGTGTTTCTTTGATTTATTCGTTTCCATTT